GAAGCAATTGACAAGCATTACTTATTGTGGGCTGATAACACAGTCAGAGAGTATGACAAGTTAGCAAAAGTTATTGTTGCAAACATGAAAGACTTGCCAATACCAGCAAAGTTTAAAACACTTACTGAGGTTGATATTGAGACGATTACAAATCTCAAGAGATTAAAGTTTACTGGTTTTTTAGATATTGCAACTGAGACGACTAATGCACTTGCTGATAATGTTTACTCCTCGACAATTGCTGGTAAATCATTTACCGATATGCAAAAGGAATTACAGCAAAGAATAAACGGAGTTTATATCAAAGCTGATGTAGATGAGATTGATGAATTGGTAGAGTTTGTAGCAACAACAACAGATGAAGTCGCTAGACAAAAAGCAATAGATAGGTTGCATACTTTCTATGGTGCTGATCGAACTGGTGAGAATATGAGAAGATACTCAAAGCAGTTAGCACACGATAGTTTGATGGAGTTTGATGGACAGTTTACAAAAGCGAAAGCAACTGAAGCTGGACTTACAAATTTTCTTTATTACGGAGATATAATTGGTGATAGTAGACCATTTTGTATTACGAATAGAGGAAAAATATTTTCAGAAGATGAACTTAGGGATAAGTGGTCATCTGAGAGTTGGAAAGGAAAATCTACTTCCGATCCATTTATAAGCAGAGGTGGTTATAATTGCCGACACCATCTGCAACCAACTGATCCGAGTTGGTACAATGAAAATGGCGATTTAATAATATAGGAGAAATCTACTATGGCTGACGAGCAAAAAACGGAGATTGAGAATACTGAATCTCTTGAAACAAAACAGGAAGTTGAACAACAAGAGCCAATGATCGCACAAAGCGAGTTGGATAAAATCATTGAGAAGCGACTTGCGAGGGAAAGAGCTAAAATCGAAAAAAGATTTAGTGGCATTGACCCAGACGAAGCACGAAAACTCTTAGATGAAAAAGAAGCAAAAGAAGTTGAAATGCAAAAACAACGAGGCGAATTTGATAAAGTATTAAAAGAAACTGTTTCTAAAAAAGATGCAGTTATTTCACAGTACCAAGCCGAGTTGCAAAAAGTAAGAATTGATGACGCATTGATTAAAGTAGCAAGTGAACAACAAGCTAT